ATAGTAAGCACCACCAGATGTAACCACACCACCAGTAACAATGCCTTTCACTACGGCCGATATTTCTAAGTCGAGAGTTGTGTCTGTAGTTGTAACAGTCTCGCCAGGAACAAATGTTCCTGTTACGGAATCTGCATCAACATTAACCTCTGCAATTAGATCTGCGCCTTCTCTAAACTTAATGATAGTTGCTATAAGAGCAGTCGCACCAGAGGTTGCACCAACCATTCTTTGTCCGATGGCTTTGTTGAAGTCAGATGTTCCAGCTTCACTTACACGAATAACTTTGTCTGTTGACCATCTTCCATCAGATACACGAAGCATATTATCTCTAGGATAAGTAATAACTGCCTCTTCATCAAAGAGAATACGGAAGAACAGTTTGTGTCCATCTCGTGTACCCTTTGCAGAATACATATCCCTAATGTTCTTAATGAGTTTGCGTTTTGCTATACCATCTGCAAGAGTGTTAGGCAAAGACTCCATAAAGGAATCTCTGAACTTGTCAAGGAAGGCATATACTGTATTATCAACATCTGCGTATGCAAGAAGTTGTTGAATGTTCTGTACAGGGTTTGCACGATAAGAAACCATAGTAGTAATCGCACCACTAGTGTTTCCAGTTATTGTTTCGCCTGTTATGAACCTTTGTTGTGAGGTAACAAAGATTCGATTACTAGCATCAAAGTCATCTACAAGGACACGAGCAGTAGCTTTACTTGTCGCACCAGTAATCGTTTCTCCGATAGTAAACTTGCCGACAGATTCCTCAAGGACAATATTCTCACCAGCCTCATCTAGTATTCTGTTCTTGGTAATTGTTTCCTCAATAACATAATCATTAGAACCAGAGACAGTTAGTTCACCCGCTTCAAGAAACTCATAGTAGTATTTGAGGAAGAGCGAGAATAAAGGATGATCGGATTGCACAAACTCTGGAAGTTGAGTTTGAATGTGCGGCGATACTTTATTCTTTAATGTAGGGTCTTGTGCAGACATTTATTAAAACCTTAATAAGAGGATGATGTTGTGTAACCAGTTCCAGCAGATGAACCACCCGACTCGATTGTATCATTGTTACCAGTAATTTTTAGATTTGTAAGATCAATCTCTAGTAACTGATTCCGAACTGGAACAATATCATTTGAACTTGGTGTAGTTGTAACCGTGATACCAGCAGTTTCAGTTGAACCTGTAATGTTGATTGAACTTAGTGTCAGTAGTCCTGTTGTATAATCAATAGTACCAATGTTTGTGTTGAGGTATGTTCTGGTTGTTCCACCAACAAGAGAATACGCTCTTAGATTACCAACACCATCATCATCTATAAAGTGTTCACCTGTTTGACCAGTAACAGTAAAACCAGTTGAACTCGTAATACCGCCCATTGCAGAGTTGTGTCCACTGTGAGGATTATATAATGCGTTGGAAAACTTCAGTTCATATTTTGCCAACGTGTTAAGTTGAGGTACGATTGTTTTCTGCATTTTAATTGTTGTGATGTTTGAAAGAATAGAAGGGTCTGTTCCATCAATCAAGCGAGACATCTTTGAGAATCTAAACACACCATCAAACTTTTCTAAGTCTGAAGAGTTATAGTTAGATATTGTTGTGCGAACAAGTGTCTCTAAATCTGTTGCAGTCTTTGTAGTGACATTGGCATCAAACTTAAAGTTAGTTGTCATCTTAATCTTTGTGATTTCTGGATCGACAATAGTTGGACGAACCGAAGCGACATTGTATTTGTCTAATGAAGTTGCGATTGTATCTTTTTGTGCTTGTGTTAGATTGACACCCGAAGTTGTTTTGATAGAAACGAATACCTGTCCATAGATTGGTGGATTATTATCTTCTCCACCCCAAACTTGAATTGCTTTTGTGTCTGCATATACTTGTGGGATGACAACTTTATAGTCATCAGTTGTGACTGCTCTACCCTGTGACGCAAAGTCCAGAGGTGCGTTGTATTTGATTGACTGAATTGTTTCTGGTTCTGCACCACCAGCGGCAGCAGATACCGTTGCGATAGTAATGTTTGTTTCCCCACCAACCGAAGTTCCTGAGAAAACCTTTGCATCATTCGATGCACCTTTGTTTGTGACAACGTATTCTAGAATCACAATATTACCATCGTTTACTTTCCTACCCAATACGTCATCACCAAAGTAAACCTCAAACTTTCCATCATCAACTTCTTGTAAGAAGTAAACATTAGAAGTTGCAGTCACCTGAGAGATATCAGTTGCAAGAGTATAAACTTGTGTGGTTGCGTCAGACGCTGAGTTCTGTACAGATACCTTTAGTGTAGTTGTGTCTGCACGATTATCAGTAAGAAGATATTTCTTTTCTAAGTTGTTGCTGTCAACAGTATACTTTGCTGTGACAAGAGAACCCTCATAGATAGCAAGATTAGAAAATCTAAGAACACCATTAGTTGGCGTTACTGTTTTGGTTTCGTTAACAACAAACGAATATGTTGTGTCATCAATCTGTGTAGTAAACTTAGTTCCTTTGGCAACTGTGATGGAAATAAGAGTTGAGTTATTGATTGTAACATCTACATATGCAACAGGTGAACGAGCAGAACGTGGAGTGTATCCCAAAGTCTTTGCATGAGAGATAACTGAAGAACGAAGTGTTGCAGTATCCAAGTATGCTTCATTGATTGCCATGTTTGCATTCATACCCAAGTAGTGAGTATTGTATGCGAGAAGATCAATCAGAGTTGAGATTGCAGAACCTTCAAAGTTATAATCAGTAAACTCTGATTGGTTCTTCATGTAGGTTTTTAGATTCGATTTGATATCATCGAAGTCTAGTTCCGTGACTTGTAATTTAGTTGCCATTTATCTTAGTCTCTCTAAAAATAGATTCAATGTTTGTTCGTCTGTCTCTGAGTTAACCACGTTGAACTTGATTGTTGCTTCATATGCATTCATATCAATTCTTGCTTGAACAATAACATTAATGAGTTCTGCTCTTGGTTCAAAGTTTACGATAACATCTTCAATGTTTCTACCAAGTCTTGTTGCGACTTGTGGTGTCATGTTTTCAAATAATGCCCTACGCACATCTGAACCAATCTCTGGATGGAAAGGACGTTCATAGAAATTAGTCATAACCAAATTCTTTACGCTTGCCTTAACAGCAGAAATGTTCGTCAACTTTGCAATGTCACCATTTACAGGGTGTCTTGTAAAGTTAAGGTTGAAGTCCTTAAAGACTTGAGCATTTCTATCCGAATCATTATTGCGTTCGGCATCTCTATATGCTGTAGGGTTTGCTGCCATTTAATATCTCCTCAATCTATTTATAACGAAACTCACAGATTAATGAAGGCTCTATTCTTGATATGCTCTTCTGCAATATCTTCTTTGGATTGCCCCATATATCTTACTGCATGATGTTTCTCAATCATATAGTCATTGATTGATTTGTCAGCATAGTTAGTTGTTCTCCACAACTCACCAAGGATACGTCCGTACTTGCCTTCTGCATCCTTTTGTGTTTTAAGAACAATACCGCCCTCATCGTCTAACATCTCTGTGATGAACTTCTTTGCAGCAAGTCCGTACTTCTTTTCTTCCAAGTCTCGTGTGCGACTTTCTGGTGTGTCAATACCAAACATACGAATACGTTCTTTCTTCAACCAAACACCAAAGCCCAAGTCAATGTCTACATCAACTGTGTCTCCGTCCACAATGTGAACTACTTTACATTTGTACTCATACATATCTCTCTCCTAGGCTATCGCCGTAATCTTCAACATTGGGCATATGAATATATCATCCCCAGTTCCATCCCAATTGTTTGTTGTGTGTAAACTTCCATCAAAAGAAGTAGAGTAATCTCTTCCTGTCCACGATAAAGCTTTTGCAGTTGTCCACGGGCCAATCCTTGCCTTTGGAATATCTACACTAGATGCATTCACTTCTATGGCGACAGATAGATTATAAATCAGTTGATGATTATTATTAGCTGCTCTAATTCTGAATGTTGACCTACTTGGTTCTAACTCATTCCCATCCCATGTTGCCTTGAAGTGTAGGATAGGGTCTGCATCAACGTATCTAACTTGAAATTGTGATTCGTACAATACTGTCTTTGTTCCTGTTGGTGGAATGTAATTAATATCAAGACCGATACTTGTATGGGTAGTTGTTAGTGCCTGTGCCGCAGTAACATTCTGTAGAGTGTAACTACCAGCATGTCCGACAAGAGTTCTTCCGTCTGCGTGTCCAGTAAGCATTTCAATAATCTCACCGTTACGATACCCACCAACACGAACACCAGCACTATGATAAGTTCCGTCATGTCCTAGATGCGTAAAGTTGCCATCCAACTCATCGAAGGTAAGCGCAGAACCTTTTGTTGATCTCTTAGTCAACGTCATGTTGTTTCTCCTGTGTCACTATAATATACTCCCACATAACTCTTGAAACTATTATCCTCTGTGCCTGGATTGAATAACAGATAGTTGTTGTTTACATATCCGAATAGTTCTTCCTCTGCTGCGGTTAGTGGTTCATTGAAAACAAAACATTGTGCCTCCAATGCAGCCTTTGCTGTTGGATCAGTCTCCGCTGCAATCAATGGAAGTAGTGTTGCGTAATCTGGTTTTGCCATTATCCACCCGCTATCACATTTGGCGAACCAGATGCAGATGCATTCGGCACCCATGAACCATGT